GAGACAGGAGGGGAAGCGGGAGAGGGAGGGGTGTTAGTCTGCGCGTTAGTCAAACGGTTAGACAAACTGTTAGGCAAACCGTTAGACAAACGCTTTTTGTCATTCCACCGTCTCCAGCGCTCAGCTCCTCCAGACCTCTTATGTACCCTTTTGGATATGGACTCATAGGCCGCTCGGGCCGCGTCGTCCATCTCCACCCCGCCCTCTATCAGCAAGGACTGGAGCACCGCCCCGGCCTGGGCCGGGGAGAGGAGAACCAGGAGCGCCCGGTCCTCCTCGTTAAGGCTCAGGACTGTCATATGGCCTCCTTAAAATGGGAGTTCTCCATCGCTGTCAGAAAGGTCTGCAAACGAGTCAGACGGAGTGGAAGGGGGAGGGGAGTAGCTTCCTGGATATCCAGAAGTGGACGGCTGGCCGCTGTCTCCGTCTCGCTTGGAATCGCCGAAATACACGCTATCCGCAATCACTTCCGCGATCCGGCGCTTGTTTCCATCTTTGTCGGTCCAATCGCGCATCTGGAGAGAACCGACTACCACGACCATTCGACCCTTGGAAAAGAAACGGGAGACGAACTCAGCCGTGTTACGCCACGCCACAACGTCAATAAAGTCGGTGGCCCTCTCGCCGGTCTGCTTGTCTTTGAAATCCCGGTCTACCGCGATGGAGAAGGAGGCCACAGCCGTTCCGGACTGTGTGTGGCGGAGTTCGGGATCGCGGGTCAGGCGGCCCATGATAAAAATTTTATTGAGCATCTGGTTTGCTCCTCTCTTGGTGTTGATGCAGAAATACGTACTTACTATGCGGACCCATCTGCTGATAGAGCCAATCCAGGGCCTGCTCCTGGCTCAAATGGTTGGCGGCGGCCCGGTACTCATAGGCATACTCTCCGGCCTCCAGCTTGGCCTTTGCGCGGGCCTCCAGCTCCTCTCTGGTGTGGTTTGCCTCAATGAGATACAGGTCGTAGCCGGGGGCCTCTATGCCGTCCAGGGTGGCGGTATCTGTGGCGTAAAATGCCGTTTCTCTGTCTGCCGTTACTATCATCCACCCACAGTTCTGAACATCGTGGACAAGCGGGAAAAGTTCGGCCATTGCGGTTCCGAAAAAGCACCATGTCTCTTTTGGGGCGCAAACGGAGATACAGCGCTTATCTACCCCGGCCTCTAAAAGCGGACCTACCATCCATTCTCCGCATGCCCACTGGAGGGCTGGACGCTCCTTGTGGAGCGCCCGCACCGTCCGGGGCTTGAAATGATCGCTATGAACGTGCGTCAGCAGCACCAGCTTAAGATCCTTCTTGACCGGCTCAAGAGCCTTATATGGCACTCCGCAGTCAATGAGGATACTGTCATTGATGACCACGGCATTGCCTGTGCTTCCGGTGGCGATGACGTTAAAGGTCATTCAAGCTCACCTGCTCCTCTTCTCCCGGATGTTCAGCGGTCTGGACTTCCTCGGGCTCGGCCTCCGGCTCTTGCTTCTCATGCTTTTCTGGTGCAGCCATCGACATATCGAAATACTGCTCCACACTGGCCGAGCCGTCCCGAATGGTGTTGTAGACGTTTTTGAGGCGAATAACGCTTTGCTGGGAAAAAGCCTCTTTCTTGCACCCAATATACGCCTCTAGCATCTCAGCCGTCACGCCGTACTGCTCTTGGAAGTTCTTCACAAGATGGCGGACCATATCCACAAGGGGCATTTTCGCATTCCCGCTAAGGGTCACGTTGCACTGACCGACTGCGGCGTCAACCACGTCCCCGGGGATAACAGAAAGGATACATGCACGTTCGCGGCGGGCCGCCTGATTTGCTACCATCTCATAGATGTCTCTGGAGTCGGTCAAAGGGTGCGCCCCCTTCTTGGTCTCCCGGATATGCTGGACTGTGAAAACCTTCGTCTCCCGGTAATTGGTCTCCAGATCCCAGCAATAGGCCATTACGGTGGACTCCTTTGCCGTCTGTTCCAAAACCTTGAATCCTGCGTCCACATTGCCCCATCCTCTGGCGAGGGTACGGGCCAGATGGATGGACGGGCCGGTGATGACCTGCCCGCCGCGCGGATATTCGTACATGGCCTTTTCTGCAAGGCTCGTGCGCTGGCAGTCCCGGAGGATTCGGTTATAGGCCGCGACTTCATCGCGCGGAAATCGTTTTGCAGCGATCATAGCTACCTGGACTTCCTGGGCCTCCCGGCTGGCGGCAATTTCTGCGCCGATGGGACGGGCAACATTCTTCTGACCTTCAAACTCAGCGATAGCCGCTGTATTCTTTGTTTCGTTACTCATAACGGATTCCCTCCTGAATCAAAAATGCCTTCAATTTTTGGAGCTGCGGCTTTGTTGCCGAAACCGTAAAGGAACAGCGATAGACCTTTTCCTCCGGCTTCTCTATGCGCTGGACCGGCGGCTGGAGCACCGTAGGCGGTGCCACGGCCTCCACACGCTGGACGGCCTGCCGCTGGGCCTCCATGGCGGCCTTGCGCTCCTCTGCGGCCTTTCGCTCTGCCTCAACACGCTGGTGCCGGTCCTGCACGATCCCGATGGCCTGGGCCGCGTCCAGGCAGCGGCGGAACTCCACCATGATTTCCTCTGCGTCCTCCATGGAGGAGATCACCTCCACGCCCCGGGCAACGCCTGTTACAAAGGCGGCAATCTGCTCCCGGAGCTTCTTGGGCGTCTTGGCCTTGGCGGATGCCATGTCTACCACGATACCGGCCCGCTCATACTCCAGCCATTCCACATGCTCCGCGGCGGCCAGCTCCGCGAAATACTCCCGAAGGTCGGTCTCGCACCGCTGCTTCAGCTCCGACTCGACCGCGCCGATCTTGTTCTTCAGGTCCGTGTCTGCCGCCTTGAAGGGGAGGCTGACACATTCCTTGTACACGACCTCGAAACGCTCCCACGGCTCCATGACGGCCTTTTTAACCGCCTTGCGCTGCTCCTCCAGCTCTGCGAACTGGTTGTTGAGCTCCGCCCGAGCCTTCTTCACGGCGGTAACGGTCTCCTCGGTGCAGACCAGGGACATGGCCTCGGCTGTGCGGGCCTCCACCTGCTCCTTCATGGAGCGGAGCTGCTCCTCGATCACGGGGAGCTGCTTGACTTGAATCAACTCACTCATAAAAATCCTCCTGACATGCGGGGCACAGTCCCCGCTCTTCTCCATACAGTTCCGCTCCACACTCACGGCAGTAGGCCGCCGGTCGCTCCTGCTGAGCATCGCGGAGCGGATCGAGGCAAATCACCGGAACACCTCCAGCGTCACCAGCACGATAAAAAGTGTGTATAGGGCCCAAACCAGCGTGACAGCGGCAAGCACCTTGCCCTCGTAGGTCAGCAGTCCGCCTCTCTTTTTCTTTTTCACGTCTAAGCTCTCCTTTTTCTCCTTTTTTTCTTCCCAGTCAAACAATATGTCCACATACTCGCTATACCGGTGGGGTCGGATCGGTCGTTTAAACGGCGGGGTATTAAATACTAGGACAAGCGCCTCGCCGATATTTGGATAGTCCTTTGCAAAATAGTAGGACTCGAGCTCACCCGCTTTGATACGGCTCTTGATCTTGTTATGGTACGGGTACATCGGAGCTATCCTCCAAACTCTTCGACGGTTTCCATCAAGCGGCCAAAAGAATCGAAACCAGCCGGTATTGTTCTGCTTTTTTGGTTATATGGGCCGCCATACCATTCCACTAGGTAGTTTTGAGCAAGCCCTGTATTCCAGAAATACACGGAGCAACCGCCCGGGGTGCGGAAGCTGTTGCCTCCGACTCTTTTCCAGTTTTTTGGCCATACGCGCCACTTAACAGGAGGAAGGTCAACCAAAATTGTTTTGGTTATTGGGTCGTAATCTCTTTCCGGGAACTGCTCATATCCAGTCTTGTACAGACTGTACGGAATTCTTCTCCACATATCTAAATCCCTCCGATCTTCGCCCAGGTCTCCGGCTCCATCTTGGTCAGCGCCGCAATCCGCCGCATGGCGGAGAGGGGGATGATATCCGGGTGCTCCCTCCAGCGGGAGAGGGAAGAGGTGGACACCTCCAGCCGGGCGGCTACCTCGGGCCAGTTCAGACCGTTGTCGATCTTGTAATGGTTCAGCGCCCGATTCAGCGCCTTATTCCCGTCAGCGGCCTTGTACTCACGCCGCTGCTTGTCAGTCAAGGTCACACGGGGCATTGGTCAGCCCTCCTTCCGGCGGAGCTCGGCGGGCTCGATCCAGGTCTCAACGTAGGCCATGGCGGAGGGATAGTCCGCCGGGCGGATGTCGCGGTAGGACGGGACGCCGAACCGGTCTTTGAGGTCCCGGTACAGGGAAGCGAAAAACTTCGGTTTCTGCTCGTCCAGCGCCCAGGCGGGAATGACGGTGGCCGCACGATCCAGCACACGGCGGGACACAGCCTTTTGAAGCTCCCGCTGCTGGCCGTGGTCAATTGTCATCTGGTTCTCCAGCTTGTCCTCCAGGACGTTTACCCGCTCGTCAAGCTCAAACATGGCCTGAGACTGGAGGCGGAGCAGCTCCATGGCGCTCTTGGGTGTCTGCATGGTGTATGTACCCTGACGCCTGAGCGTGGGCAGGACCTCAGACGTTACCCACCGGCGGAAGCGTTTTGCCCCAGGGAGCTTGCTGGAGAGCACCAGAGAGTACAGGCCGGACTCGTTGATAACAGTCGGAGTTTGCTCTCTCCCCATGGGGTCACGAATCGTTACCCCATTGCCCTGGCGCTTGTCCTCCTCGTCCACATGGTCTGCAAGAGCCTTGCGGGGGTTCGTGTAGCCGAGAGCCTCGGCCACGTCCTTGCCCACCAGCCACGCCTCGCCGTCCAGCTGGACGGAGCGAATCTTTCCAAACTCCGGATTTTCAAAGATCATAAGCTCGTTCATGGTTATACCTCCTGATTCACCGTGACGCCGTGCTTGACGCACATCTCTTTTACAATGGCGATGTAAATTTCGATCAGCTTGGGATCGTCCGCGATCACGTCCACCTTGCTGAGCTTGTCCCGCCGGGACTTGCACACGCCCTCGTCGGCCATCCGGCGGCGCTTGTTGGTCAGGCGGGTGTCCAGAGAGACGCGGGCGCGCTCGTCCACATAGCCGAACACCTCGGAGTTGACCTCATGATAGGCCCCGCCGCCGCCCCGGGCCTGCGCCACCTTTGCCAGCAGACGGCGGCAGTCCTCCCGCCAGCCGTTGGAGTTGAGGGCCACCACGTCCCGGATGTTGTCCACCTTCTGATTCACCGCCTCAATGGCCCGGTTCTGCTCCTTCTGCTGGAGCTCCAGGTTGATGAGGAGGCGAAGGGTAGGGGATAGTTCGTTCCAGTCGGAGGAGCTGCTTGTGCGGAAATAAGAATTTACAAGCTTGCGCTGCACAGACCAGGCCAGATCGTCAGTAAAGGATTTGACAAGCATCAGGTAGCCGGATTCGGTAATGAGGGTGATATCCGCATCCGGGTTAAAGCCGTTCGGAAGGGTCTGTCCGAAAAACGGACGCACCTCAGAGCACTTGACTTTGAAGAAATCCTCGCCCTCGATGAAATGAGAGCGATTGTCATTGAAACGCTTTCGCGCTGTCCCGACCGGGCGGCCGTGGACCAGGTCGATCTCTTTCAATGTAACGACCCGCTTGCCGGAATACTCTTTCAGCCGGAGTTCCGTGTTGTTGATGGTCACATTAAGATCATTCATGGTTATCCTCCTTTAACAGCTCGTCCACCGTGCAGTGATACAGCCCGGCCAGTTTTACCAAAGTGGCCGCTCTTGGCATTGTTCTTCCGGTTTCCCACATAGAAACCGCAGACTGGTCAACGCCAAGGATTTCAGCGACTTCGGATTGAGTCATGCCTGTGTTTTCTCTGGCTTTCAAAAAACTCATATTGCACCTCCGTTTCTCTCATAAAATATGAGCAACTCTAATTGACAAGGAGAGCAAAATAATTTAATATGTAATTGCGAAGTACAAATAAATACTGTATAAACAGCTCCGTAAAGGACGGATATTTTGCTCATCTAAAATGAGTATACTTCATGTTAGATGAAATGTCAAGAGGTGAACTCATGAAAAATGAAGAATCGTTTAGCCCGTTTTATAATTCATTCTTATCTTTGTGCAAAAGAGATGGGCTGACTCCAACAGCGGCCGCAAGAAATGCAGGGATAGCGTCTGGCGCTCCAACGGCTTGGAAAAAAGGATCTGTTCCAAAGCCTGAGCAGAGAAAACGCCTTTGTGATCTTTTTGATGTAAGCGAAGATATTTTGCTTGGGTACAAAAAAGAAGGGCTCGCCGATAACATCGGCGAGCTTTCAGAAGAAGAGATTGAATATATAAGATGGTTCCGCGAGGAGGCGTCAGAGAAGGAAAAAGCGCTGGTGCGGACTTTGATAAAGGGTGAAGAAAAGTGAAAAGATGTAAAAAGCCGATTTTAATTACACTTTCGTTTTGGGGGCTTGTTTTGTTTGGCCCTGTTTTGCTTAGGCTATGGAACGCATTATCTCCGGCTCAATACCATCCTGGAGATTTGGGGTATGTGGTGTTTATCGTTTTATCGCAGGGTATATCATGCGCCCTTGCATATTATGCAGCAAATCACATTAGTGAAGGATTGCACCAGTACGCAGTTGTAGTAAACGGAGTTGTTGCATGTACATTGCAAGCTATACTTATCATATTTGCCCTTATTCAAAAAGTGCCTACCGGAAACATGATAAGCGGTATAATTTCTTTTGTTGTTCTTATTATAGGGGCGGTTTCTTCAGTTAAAAAAGTGGAGAAAGACGTTGAATAAGATAAAAAGTTGCAAAAACTATATTTTTGTGTGCGTTATCATTATTCTGATTGCGTATGGATATCATTATACCTATTCCGTCCGAATGGAATCGAAGCTGGAGGAGTTTCGTACAGAAATCCAGTTGAAAGAGGAAACCATAGAGGAGCAGGAAAATACAATATCTGAGTATAAGAATCGTGCGGCAGATCGATCCGAGGAATTGCGAGATATATCAAAGGAATTGAACGATATGTCGAGAGAACTTTCCTTTTGGAGAAGATACGCTGTCATAGTTACAAGAACAGGTGAGAAGTACCATACATACGGATGCCAGTATGTAGAAGGAAGAGAGTTCTGGATATACAACATTGAAGCAGCCGAGGGAATGGGATATGAACCTTGCTCCGTATGCGATCCAGGACAGTAAAAAAGCCCCGCCCGGGCGGGGCGGGGCTTTCTGTTACGCAGAAGCCTTTTTCTTATTCTTGATCTCCAGAAGGGCCTCCCGTGTTGCGGTGGCCCGGAGGGCCGCAATGACACATTTCTCTTCCTCAGTTAAAGTGATCTGTTCTGCTGTCATGACAGCGCCCTCCTCCCGCGTGGCGGGGGTCAATTTCCGGTTATTACCAGAGTAGACCCATTATACCACGCTTTGGCAAAATTAACAAATACTTTTTTCGTTATTTTTTGGATTAAAGCACTATGCACAACATAGCGCCCTTTCATTATAGAACATACGTTTGTTTATTGTCAAGATATTTTTCGGAATGGAGGTGTCTTAGTTGAAAGTTCCGGTCGCAAAAAAGCTCCCGTCCGGCTCCTGGCGGTGTCAGGTCATGGTGGACGGGCGCAGGGTGTCCGTTACAGGGCAGACAGAGAAAGAGGCTATAGCGGAGGCCATGCAGATCAAGGCAAGGCTCACAAAAGAAAAGAAACAGGAGAGGGGCGGAAGCATCACCCTGGAGGAAGGAATTACGCGATACATTGAAGAACACTCCAATGTGCTGTCTCCGTCCACTGTTGAAGGATATGAGGAGATCAAAAGGAATCGGCTCCAGAGGATCATGAAAAAGAATTTGAGGTCCATCGGCGTTCAGCAGCTCCAGGATGCTGTAAACGAGGAGGCAGGAGAAGGAATATCCGCAAAAACGATACGAAACGCATTGGGCCTTGTATCCGTTGTCATGAACTATTTTGGCTTTGAAATGGATATCGGGAAGTTAAAGCTGCCGCAAAGGAAAAAGAAAGAACACGCCATCATGAAAGCCGGTGATATTGTGGAGCTGTTTGACCACATACAGGGAAACTTGGTAGAGGTCCCGATACTGCTGGCTGTATGGCTTGGTATGCGGCGGTCTGAAATTATGGGGCTGTGCTGGGACTGTGTAGATCAGGTAAACAGCACCGTGTCTGTACGCAGAACCTATATCCGGGGAAAGGATGGCTACATACTGCGGGAGGGGACAAAGACGGAGGCGTCAAGGCGCGTCATAGATTGCCCGTCGTATATCATGGAAAAGCTGATTGCGCTTCGCCCTGATACCTTCCGGCCCACAGACCGGGTATTCAAGATGCACCCAAATACGATCTATCAGTCCATGCGTAGAATCTGCGAAAGGGAAGGGATCGACTTTGTAGGAGTCCACGGGCTCCGGCATACGAACGCATCCGTTATGCTATCTCTTGGTGTTCTGGATAAGGCGGCTATGGCCCGTGGCGGGTGGTCAACGGATGTAACGATGAAACAGGTATATCAACACCTGTTCAAGGAAGATCTGGACACGGCGGCGGTTTTGGTCAACCAGTTCTTCGGTCAGATAGCCCAAGGGATCAATCCGTATGAATTGCACACGAATTTGCACACGAAAGACTAAAATATATAGATATTACAAGTGATTAAAGCTTGTTTTTGCACGGGTTCAAGTCCCGTCATCCGCACCAATCCCGGAAGCTTGCAAGACAAAGCTTCCGGGATTTTTTCTTACTCTCGCAATGGATACGAGTATCATATATAATACGACATATTCCAAATATAGGATGAACAAACCAAGATGTGAAAAAGAAAATTGCACACGGAATTGCACATGAAAAATCCCCCGTTTATGACGGGGGATTCTTTTTATTCCGCTCTGGTGATTGCTTTTGCCGCGTGAATGGCGTTGTCGGTCAGCTGCCGTTGCCATGCCCCCTGGGAAGGTGCCCACCGAAAACCGTGACTTTTGAGCGCCTGCTTTGTGTCAGCGTCTGGACGGTCGTCAAGGACGATCTGGAGACGGTTCAACTCAGCATTGATTACAACCTCTCCGCCGTCAAACTTCCAGCCTTCGGGAGCCGGGCTGTCCTGCCGCTTTTCCAGCTCTTCGATTCGCTCCCGAATGCGGCGGATATTGGCGTTGTTGTTAGATAGCTGGTAGGACGGGTATCCGATGCGGCCGCAGAAGTCGGGGGAGCGGAGTTCCTTGATGTCGGAAGGGGAGTATCCCATCTCTGCAAGTTTGGCGTCCCCCTTTGCCTGGTCCTTCATGCGGATAGCGGCATTTGCTGCTTTCATTCGATTCTGGAGACGTTCCAGGCTGTCCAGCTTCGCGCGGAGCTTATTCAATGCGTTTGGATCGTCTCCGCTGATGCCTCCGGTTCCAACTGAACGGATTTTGTGGAGGATACCCTGAATCTCGTTCCATTCCTGCATGTTCCGGTCGGCTGCTGCGTTCTGGTGCTCTTTCTTCCGGACATTGAATCCGCTTCCGCCTGCAATCAGAATAGAGGGGCACATTGTGCCGATCCGGTTTGAATTGTTGATGTTGTCAGCAAGGCGGCGGGCGTAGGAGTCCAGAAGAGCGTCTATTTTATCATGATACATAGGATCGACGCGGCGCTTCTGAGACTCTGCAATATCACAGGCCTTGTCAACCATGCGCTGATACTCTGCGGTTGCGCTGCCCTTCTTGTAGTCGCTCATGGACATCATGTCGTGAGACCGGCGGGCGAGTTCCTCGTTGATGCTGTAATACTTCATAGTTCTTTCTCCTTTTATCGTGGTTTTGCCCTGCCATCATCAGGGCTGGGAGTGGTGTTCGGCTCAATAAACGATCTTTACAGAAGAAGAAAACATGTTTTGACCGACTGGACCAAACACAGCGTATGCGGTTCCTGTTTGATAGTCATAAACGGCGGCGGCCTCTTCTTTTCCTACATAACATCCGGCGTCCGCCATGGCTTGGGACAACGTGTTAAAGTCCATTTTCTCGTCGGTTCCGCAGTCGTCGCTCCAGGTGACGACTTGGTATCTTCTTTGCATTGTTATCCTCCATTGCCCTCGTGACCTCCGGGGCGGGCCGTTGATTATGCGATTTCGGTAATGGATCTGAGGCCCTGCAAGTTGTCCTCCGTATTCCGGTTGTACCAGCAGCCTTTTTTGCTGTGCCAGCGCCAACCGGCGGACTTCAATGCCGTGCGTACCTGCTCGGACGGCTTGCCGGGGAAATAGACCTCTACGCCGTTGAAATCCTGGTTGATCTCGACACGGATGGAACCGGAGCTTTCGGCGGGCTTCTTGCTGCTCTTCGGGGCCTCTACCTTCTTTGCCTTCTGGCTGACGGTGTAGGGCTTGTCCCATTTCCCGACGCCCAAACTATAATAGAAATTGACGTCGAAATAGTCGATCATGCTGTCGCAGTCGCTCCACCGGTAGGACTTGATGCAGTCGTTGACATCGATCATCACGGCACGGGCCCAATCGGTCAGGATATCGTCACGCTCAATGTAATAATAGTTGACATCGTGGCGGCTGCTGCCATCTTTCAGAGCCTCATAAGGGCCGGACACCATGGAGACAGAAATCTCGCTGCACATGCTGGCATAGTGGGTAGTAACGGAGAATTTGCAGTCAGGATAAGCCTTCTTGACATATGCGCGGATAGCGGCGGCAATGTCCTTTGTGCTGCGGCCCATCTCGTACCGGCTGCCCTTCCAACCGTTGGAGGTGTAGAACTCGCTGCGGGTGCTCTCGGCGGTCTCGTGGGTGGGGGTCTCGGCCTTCTGGTTGTAAGCCAGCTTGTAGACAGGGAAAAGGCGGTCGTACTCCGCATTGATCTCCTGCATGGTGGCGGTGTCTCCGCCGACATCGGGGTGGTGGATCATGGCCAGGCGGCGATAGGCCTTTTTCAGATCGTCCAGCGTTGCGATATTCTCAAAATACTTCATGGTGTTGTACCTCCTGGTCATGTGTTGTTGTCCCTTGCGGTGATTACATCATAGCACGGTAGTACCGTGTAGTCAACGCGGCAATCTGTACAAGATTCCATGGGATACATTGTGCAATATATACACTGTCATACAGTGACAAAGCGTGATACAATATAAAAGAATGGGGGTGTAATAAATGGTATCTCCAGCAAAGAGAAAGAGTAATAACAAATGGGATAAAGAAAACATGGTCGTGTTATCCTGCAAGGTACGCAAAGAGTACGCCGACCGGGTGAGGGCCTGCTGCGCGGCCAACGGTGACACGGTGAACTCGATTTTAAGGGAAGCGCTGGACGCTTACCTGAAAGAGAAGGGAGAGCGTGGAAATTAAAAAAATCATAACTTTTTGAGGCACTTAAAAGGAATAACAATAACATAACGCAAAAGCAAAATTGACCAAAATAAAAAAATTTTTAAGTCTGGTATCTGTTGTGACACAATGGATACCGGACTTTTTTTGTTTTTTAGTTTGTCACGTAACGTGGTTTTCCCTCGCACTACTACGATAGAAGCAGAAGCTCACAGGTCAAGGCGCTTCCTGTTCTGCTTCAAATCCTCCCTTATCCCATCTCTATATCTCATTCTCCATCTCCAGAAAAAGAGGAGGGGGGGCGGCGGGGGCGGCAAAATAGCCCCCCTCCTCCTCTCCCCACATGTCGCCCTTTGCCGCATGAGGCGGGAGGCGGCACCAGCCGAGAGGCACAGGCCTGCGGCAAGCCTGCAAACAATCCGCAAAATACCCGGGGAGCCGGGTATATGTCGCGCGACCGTGTCGGCCTACCATGGGGATCCGGGCGCGAAGCCTGGGCGCGGCAGTGTCAAACCAGCCGTACAGGTTTGTATGGGCGGGACCGAGGAGAACGGCGCTGCTCTAGTTTTGAGGCGGCCATATATAAAGGGAGGAGGCGGTCTGTTGTGACGCGAAAGCTCACACCGCGGCAAAGGTGCTTTGTGCAGGAATATCTGGTTGACCTGAACGCGACTCAGGCCGCTATCAGGGCCGGGTATAGCGGGAGGACTGCGGAAAAGATCGGGTCGGAAAACCTCCACAAACCAGAGATACAGGATGCAATCCAAGCCGCTATGGACCAGAGGAGCAAAAAAACGGAGATCACGGCGGAACGCGTCCTCGAAGAGCTGGCGCGGATTGCATTTGCAGACGCAACAAAGCTTGCAAGAGTCGTTGACGGAGAGGATGGGCCGCTTGTTGAGCTCACGCCAACTAGCGAGCTGAGCGAAGCACAGAGGTCTGCCATTGCTGGAATCAAACAGGGTAAGTATGGTGTGGAGATTGCAAGCTGTGACAAGCTCAAAGCTTTGGAGCTGTTGGGGCGTCATCTTGCCATGTTTACCGACAAGACCGAGAGCAAGGTTGACGGCGTGATGAAAATTGAGCTGTCCCCGGAGCTGGAGGAGTTGGCGGAATGACGATTCAGATCACGCCAAACCAGAAACAGATTGAGTTTTTTCGGGCGAAAGCGCGGTTTGTGGCCTACGGCGGAGCCCGGGGCGGCGGCAAGAGCTGGTCCATCCGGCAGAAGGCCCGCCTGCTTGCGATCCGCTGGGCAGGAATCAAGATACTGATTCTGCGCCACACTTTCCCCGAACTCCGTGAAAACCATATCTTGCCGTTAAAGCGTGAGCTGGCCGGGATGGCAACATACCGGGAGAGCGACAAGGCGTTTACCTTTACCAATGGCTCACGTATTGTGTTCGGCTACTGCGCCACGGAGCACGATGTGGACCAGTACCAGGGGCAGGAGTACGATGTTATCTTTCTGGACGAGGCGACGCAGTTCACGGAGTATCAGTTTATTACCCTGGTGCCATGTATCCGAGGCGTGAACGAGTTTCCCAAGCGCATGTATCTGACCTGTAACCCGGGCGGCGTGGGCCATGCCTGGGTTAAGCGGCTCTTTATCGACCGGGACTTTCACAGCGACGAGGACCCGGATGATTATATGTTTATCTCCGCCAAAGCAACGGACAACCCGGAGCTGATGCGGACCAACCCGGACTATATCAAGATGCTCAACAACCTTCCGCCGGGGCTGCGGGAGGCGTGGAGAGACGGTTCCTGGGATGTGTTTATCGGCCAGTACTTTACGGAGTGGGACAGAGAGATCCATGTATGCGCCCCGTTTGACATCCCGGCGTGGTGGAGATGGTACATTACCATGGACTACGGCCTGGACATGCTGGCGGCCTACCTGATTGCCGTTGACGATCATGGGCGGGCCTATGTGGTACAAGAGGTATACGAGGGCCGGGACTGCGGGCAGGGGGCCGAGGGCCTTATCATCAAGGACGCGGCCGAGAGAGTCAAGCAGCTTGCAGGCGGTCGGAGTATTTATGAGTACCTGGCACCGCCTGACCTGTGGAACAGGCGGCAGGAGACCGGGAAGAGCGTGGCGGACATCTTTGCAGAGCACGGGGTATATCTGAGCAAGACCTCCAATGACCGCGTGGCCGGGTGGCTGGCGGTCAAAGAGTGGCTAAAGGTATACGAGGACGAGCAGGGAATACCAACGGCAAATCTGCGGATCTTTCCCAGGTGCTCCAATCTGATAAGGTGCTTGCCACAGCTCCAGTACGATGAAAAGAGACCGTCTGACGTGGCAAACGAGCCGCACGAGCTTACACACGGCCCCGACGCAATCCGGGGCTTTTGCGTGTATTGGACCACCAAGGGACAGCCGCCGAAGGCTCAGCCGAGGCCGAAGCTGACCGAAAAGTACAAGCCGGTAAAGACGGGGAGGAGAAGGAATGTTCGGTAAAAAACGGAAAAAGAAAGGACAAGGCCGCTTTACCGGGTTTGACTACTCCACCCGGGAAATGAGAGAGCAGACGGTAAGTGAGCTGTACGCCAAGGCGAAAAATGCACGGGCGGCAGTCGAAAACCGATGGGTGCAATACAACGACTATTACAATTTCCTCCACAATGCCACGGCGGAAGTCCGGGAGGCGGTGGAGGAGAGCGGGATCTGCTGGGACCCTGCGGTGGTGCCTGACCCGTATATCCAGGTGGAGAGCCAGGTGGACCCGGTAGTACCTGAGCCTGAGTTTCGGGGCCGGGACGATGACCAGGACAATGTCAAGGCCAAACAGCGGGAATACGCCGTCAAATTCGTCTGCCAGAACAACCGGCTGGACGATCTCAACACCAGCAACGAGAGACGCCTGGTGAAGCTGGGTGATGCCTTCTGGAAAGTGTACTGGGATGACCAGATGCCGTGCGGGGATCAGATGGGCGATATCCGGATCAGGGATGTACCGGTAGAGGCAATCTATGCGGACCCGACTGCCGGTTCTGACGGTATCCAGGCCGGGCAGTTTGTCGATTATGTGTACCGCCTGCACAAGGTGGTATTTTGGCAGATGTACGGCGACGCGCTCAAAAGAGAGGGCCTCGAACTGGAGGACGTGCTGGAGAGCGAGTATACCGTGCGCGGCGGTATCTTTGACATGGAGAGCACCATTGAGGAGTCCGACGACACGGTGCAGGTGATCGAGCACTGGTTCCGCCATCCGGAGGACGAGGACGGAGCGGAGGCTGGAGACATCGGGTGCAGCATCCAGGCGGGCGGCCATGAAGTAAAGTACATCCCAAAGTACTGGCAGCGCACCGGGCTGCAAAACAAGCGATTCCCATTTGTCCATTACTGGCGGGTGCGGAACGAGAACGGTTTTTATAACTGCTCCGAGATCCAGCCAATCCTCCCGATGGTGGATGCGGCGGACCGGGAGCTTGCAAACGCGCTGCTCAATGACGCGTTTACCGCAAACGACATCATCTTGCAGGAGGAAAACGCCCTGGCAGACGGTGAGGAGATGACCAACACGCCGGGCGCGGTGGTCAAGACAAAGCCGAACGCCATTGGAAAGGTGGCCCGCCTGGGAGGGCTCCAGAGCGGGAAGAACAGCCTCCCAATGATTGAGTGGCTGCTCAGCCAGATCCAGCGCACCAACCGGAACTATGAGACCAACCAGGGCAAGGCCTCCGGCGTCAAGACGGCCACGGAGCTCTCCATGATGCGAGCCGACGTGGACAGCCAGATGGAGATTAAGAAGGCGGACCGAAACGGCGGTTTTGTCCGGCTCTATGAGCTGATTGACTGGTCTGTGCTGGAGTTCTACGAGGACCAGCGGGAAATCTACATTGGAGCGAAAAAGCCGGATGAAAAGCCGGTTTCCTTTACACTGATAACCGACGCCTTTGACACCGGACGCCCGGCCATCACGGACCCGATCACCGGAGAAATGGTCCAGGAGTCCACGCATTACTGGCCCATGGTGGATGTCACGGTAAACGCCGGTGACGGTATCATCCGCAGCAAGGCGGCGACGCTCCAGGCCCTCCAGAATCTGGTTGGCGTACAGGTCACGCAGGACAATTACAAGCTCATGTCCGCCATGGTCGAGGTTCTTGACATCCCGCAGAAACAGGAGATCACACAGGAGTGGCAAGACCGATTCAGCCCGGCGGTTCCGCCGGAAGTCATCCAGGCGTTGGGGCAGGACCCGCAGCTCCTCCAGCTGGTCACGCAGGCGGTCACCGCAAAGCAGATGGCCCAGGGCGCACAGGGTATGCCCGGGGCTCCGATGCAGCAGGGCGCGGCGGCTCAGATGCCGGGCGGCCTGCCGAGCTCCGCACAATTTGACTTGATGGGAGGCGGCGCGAGTGGTGTGCCCGCGATGTAAGATCGATGCCAAGGCGACGAGGGACAAAGAGGGGAAAACGGTGCTGACTTGCCGCAATCCCAAGTGTGAGTTCTACAAGCGAATCCTGAAAACATTGAAATAGAATCGCGGCCGGGGCGGATAACGGCGAAAGGAGCACAGCATGGACGAGTTTGAAAACCAGGTGACCGAAGAGACCGAGCTGGACACCGCTGGTCGTGAGAGTGTCGTGGACTCTCAGGAAGAAGGCGCGGCAAACACCGAACAGGACCCCGGCGCAGGGGAGAATGCTGACCCCGCAAGTCAGCACCAGGACGGCAAGCAGTCGCACCAGGACAACGCCGCCGCCAGGGCGGCACGAATCCGCGCGGAGCAGGAGACCGCAGCGCGGCTCCAGAAGCAGTATGACGAGGAAGTCGCTGGCATGGGTATCATCAACCCCTACACCGGAAAGCCGTTCAGCGGCTTCAAGGACTTCCTGGAGTACGGCAAGCGATACCGCGAGGACAAGCTGGAGGAAGAGGCCAAGAAGCAGGGCAAGACCGTCGAGGAGCTGCGGGAGGAGGAGGAAAACAAGTCCTTCCTTGCCCGCAAGCGCAAAGAGGAGAAGGAGCGGCAGGAGGCCATGAAGGCGCTGGAACAGCAGAAAGCCTTTGTTGCCGCCGATCTGGACTCCTTTGTGAAAAAGTTCCCCGGCGTGGACCCCGGCAAGCTGGAACAGAACGCCAAGTTCCGGAAGTTCTCCAAGGGCCGCCTGTACAAGGAGCCCCTCTCTGAGATCTATCAGGACTATCTGGACGTGGTGGGCGACGCGGAGCGGTCCGCCGTTGAGAAGGCTGCGGCCAGATCTGCGCGGAGCACCGGCGGAGGACAGAGCGGCGGTGGAGACCTGCTGACGGCCAAGCAGCGGGCGGAGCTGGAGGAATGGAATGCTGCCAACCCCTCCATGAAGATGACCGCGAAAGAATTTTTGAGTATGTGAAAGGAGTCATATATGCATCAGGTTATGGATGTTTCCGGCGCTGTCCTGCACTCTGAGCGGGAATACGACATTGCGGCGGACACTGCAATCAATGAGGGCCAGGTGGTAAAGCTGGTTGACGGCCTTGTGGTGGCTGCTGCGGCTGGCGAGACTGCCGCTGTCCTGGGCATTTCCGCCGAGAGTCACCCCGGTACGGAGGACGCGCTCAATCCCCGGGCCAACGGCAAGAAGATCATCGTCCGGGATGCCCCCGGCGCCGTGCTGGCCTGCCCCGCTCCCGTCATTGCTGCGCTGACCGGCGGTAATGCCACCACCGTGAAGTTTACCGGCGCGGACGGTGTTGGCGCGGACGCTTTCAAGGGCGGATATATCAAAGACAAGACTGGAAATGTGCGCCGGATCACCGGTTCCACTGACACCAGCGGCGCGATTGACCTCACCGTTGAGAGCGGCGCTGTTGTGGGAGAGGGTGAGACCTTTATCCTGTATCCCCCCATCGGCTTTTCCAAGGGCAATCTGTCCTCCGACGGCACCAAGATTGTCGTGACTGCGACTGCCGAGCTCCCCCTGTCTGTGATTGGCCGGGATGAGACCACGAATGAGATTTGGCTGGTGTCCAAGAAGCACGCCCTCGGCCCTGTGACCGCGTAAGGAGGTATCAATATGGGTACGAATGTAAACTCCACCGCCTGGAAGGGCGATAACTATAAGTTTGTAGGCAAGGCCTTTGACTATGCCTACAAGAACCGTATGAACAAGTTCCTCTCCATCATGGGCGAGGTCAACTCCAAGTCCATCGACTACGAGATGAACGGTACCGGCGGCTACGGTGAGCTGTCCCTGTACGATGGCTCCAACCTGAACATGGGAGAGCAGAAGCGCGGCTTCCGCACCATCATTACGCCCCAGGAATACCAGAAGTCCATCGCTGTCGGCTATAAGCAGGCAAAGGTGGACAAGCTGGGCGAGACCCGCAAGGTCGGCACCCGCCTGGGCGACTCCGCCGCCATGACCGTCTATCTGCGCTGCCTGCGGATGTTCGGCAATGCCTTCAACCCCAGATACCTGGGCGGTGACGGCCAGCCCTGGGCCAGCACCAAGCACCCTGTGGCGTCCAAGGCGGACCAGAACCGACGCCGCATTCCCGATCCCGATTCCGGTACTTACTCCAACCTCATCACCGAGGAGCTGAGCGTGGACGCCATCACCAAGGCCCAGTCCATGGCGGGCCGCTTCCTGACTCCTGACGGCCTGCCCTTCATGTGCGAGATGAACACCGTGCTGGTCTCTCCCGAGCTGGAGGCCACCGCAAAGAAGCTGTTCGGCGAGAACAACAAGCTGCGGCCCCTCCGCTACCAGGAGGACAACTCCAATGCGGCCAACCCCATCTATGAGGACATGACCTACATGGTGGTGGGCGGCGGAAACGACGGTTTCGGCGCGAAGCAGTGGGCGGTGTGTGACCGCACCCTCATGCAGGAGGTGTGCAACATCGTATACCTCACCCGGCCCCAGGTGATGAACACCGAGCTGGACAACCCGCTGATCGACCTGTACACCGCCTACGTGGACTTTGACACCGGCTGGGGCGACGCGCGGCCCATCATCTTCTCCAATCCCAAGTAATCCAAAGGGGCGGGCAAACGCCCGCCCCTATTTGTTTTTGATTTGAGGTGACGCCATGACACTGGGCGAAGGAAAGCGAAAGGCCCTTATGCTGATGGATGAATACTCCTCCAGCGGAGTCCTGACCGTAGACGAGGACCTGGAGCTGAGAATGGCGGATTTTTTTGACCTTGCGCAAAAAAATATCGCTGCATACAAGAAAATCATACGGTCTTTTGTCCCGGAAAAGCCGGAGACGGACAATTCTCCGGTGTCTGGCCTGATCGCCTGCCCCGCTCCGGATAACTTTATCCAGCCGTTCCGCGTTTGGAGAGACGGCAAAGTTACCAGGGCCTATGCCTGGACCGGGAAGGCAATCCTGCTTCCGGAGGATGTGATTGGGAGCGTCACCGTGGAGTATTTTGCCACACCGGCCACCATTCCGCAGGACGCTCCGGATGACTATGAATTTGAGGTTTCGGACGATGCAGCCGCCTGCATGCCGTACTTTGTGGCGGCACAGCAGCTGGTAGTGGACCTTGTAGTTGACTTCCGGCCATTGCTGGATCTCTACGACCGCATGGTCTCCTCCCTTGATCTGTCTCTCCCGAGCGGAGGTGGGGGCGTCCGGCAGTCCTTTTATTCCTGCGGTGGGAGGAAACGCTGATGGCAAGACGATCTGGCGTGAGCATCATGACCACCACCTACAGCAAGTTCCGGGGCGTGGACTTCACCAATGACCCGTCCCTGGTGGAGCCGTATCGATCTCCGCTGGCTATCAACATGCTGTCGGACAGCGGCGGGATGCCGGAAAAACGCCTCGGATGGAGAACGCTCCAGACAGTAGAAAAGCCGGTGAATGGACTTTTCTCTGCTGTCATTAAGCAGAAAACGCACTTTATCGTACACGGTGGAACAAAGATTTATGAGTGGTTTGACGGCCCGGACGCCGGTGAGCCGAAGGTTCTGAAGGACGGCGTGACCAACGCAAAGTCTGTGGCGATCACCATGCAGGAAAAGCTCTGGATTCTTACCGGCGGAGAGTACCTGGTGTACGACGGAGAGACCGTCAAGAGCGTATCTGAGGACGCATATGTGCCGACCACCACCTTGGGCGCTGACCCGTCCGGAGCGGGCGGAAGCATTTTTGAAAGCCCCAATCTAATCCAGCCGAAGCGAAAAAACGAGTTCATCCCGGACGGAGAGACGAAAGTATATCAGCTTGACAGCACGGATATTGACTCCGATGCTGTCACGGCCGCCGTTTGGGGAGAAGAGAAGAAAGAGGGGACGGACTTCACCGTAGACCGTGCAAAAGGCACGGTGACGTTCAATACAGCGCCTGAAAAGCCTTCCGTCGGCAAAGAGGGCGCGGTCATCATCACCTTCTCCAAAACGGTGGAAGATTATGCGCAAAAGGTCTATAAGTGCCGGATCGTCACGTCCTACGGCGTCGGCACATCGGACCGTGTAGTGATCTCCGGCAACCCCGATTTCCCGAACCGAGATTGGACCAGCGGTCTGAATGACCCATCCTATTTTCCGGACCTAGGCTATAACCTGGTTGGAATCGAGGCCACGGCCATCATGGGATACCACCGAATCGGGGAGTATCTTGCCGTCATCAAGGAGGACAACGGGCAGGACTCCACCGTATTCATCCGCAGCGCCAGCCTGGACAGCGACGGGAACGCGGTTTTCAAGACTAGGCAGTCCATCGCTGGTGTCGGTGCGGTATCCATGGCCGGATTTGCAAGCATACTGGACGAGCAGCTTTTCCTATCCGGTACTGGCGTCTATGCCATCACATCCAGCTATATCACGGCGGAGCGGATCGTGCAGAATCGATCTTACTACATTGACCCGAAGCTCACGGCGGAGCCTGGTCTGGAAAGCGCACAGGCGGTGAGCTGGAACGGCTCCATGCTGGTGTCCGTAAACGGTCATGTCTACATCCTGGACGGTCGTCAGAACAAGAGCTATCGCCCGCAGAGCCAGGGCGATTTCGTGTACGAGTGCTACTACTGGGAGAACGTCCCGGCGGTCTGCTGGCTCAACTATAAGACGGGTGCAAGCGAGACCCTGTATTTCGGAACGGATGACGGAAGGATTTGCAGATTCAATTCTGACGTTGAGACCATGGAGCGCTATGCGGACGACGGCGACGCTATCTTTGCCTGCTGGGCCACAAAGGCGGATGACGATGACGACGTTACCGTTCTGAAGACCATGATTAAGAAGGGGAACAGCGTCACCATCAAGCCCTATCTCCGGTCCAGCGCAAAAATTTGCTTCCGAACAGAGCGGGACGCTGTGGACTGGCAGGCCACCTATGGAACCATGGATATTTTCGACTGGGAGGATATCGACTTCTCCAGATTCACTTTCAACGCGAACGAGGCTCCGCAGGAGATCCTGTTCAACACAAAGGTAAAAAAATATAAGCGGCTCCAGATCATCATCAAGAACGACGCCGTAAACGAGGGATTTGGCATATATGGCGTAACGAAGCACTATGTCAACGGAAACTTTGCGAAGAGATAGGAGGCCACGGAATGGCATTTGATAGAATCACCCAGGACGAGATTTCCCAAAATGGTGTGGTCTCCGCCCCTGATAAGCTGACCGGAACCGCTGCGGATAACAAGGCTATTTTCGATAAACTAATCAAGAATATTGTCGCCCGGGAGTTCAACAAGCTCTTGGACGATCTGGAGGCCGCAACGGGCGCGGCATCCATTGGGGCAGCTCCATTTGACGGCGTGGAAGGTAAGAACATTCAGGACCAGCTCAAAAATGTGCAGTCCAATGTTTCCACCTCTTTTGATGGCACGACGATCAACGGTCATAAGATCCCTGGAACTGTGGTTATCACGAAAGGCGATGTCGGTCTCGGAAATGTTGACAACACCAGCGACATGGAAAAGCCGGTATCTTCTCCGCAGCGGAGCTATGTGGAGTCTGTTGCGAGAGACTTTATTCTCGGTCAGCTCCCAGTCCCGCTGCCTATCACACAGGGCGGCACGAACGCGGACACGCCGCAGGCGGCGCTTGCCAATTTGGGGGCATGGGCGCGCCCCACACTCCTCCGTAACGGTATCTTTGTCGGCGGAGGAAGCCAGAAGGGGAGCGGATTCTTACCAATCAATCAGCGCGGTAAGACCAGCTATACGGACGGATACTCTATTGACGGGTGGAAGGTTGCCGGAGGCGGCACGCTTACTGTAAAAGATGACTGTATCGAGCTGGAGGCTACGTCTGGAAGCCTTGCAACTCTTGAATGCGCTGTGGAAGCACCTTCAAAATACAGCGGTAAGACACTCACTTTTTCTGCTCTTGCTGAGCGGGTCAGCGGGACGGAGTACTGCTATATAAGCAACATCTTTGACGAGTACAAAAAAGATGCTGCAATTCTGGATAAAAAGGGCATTTGCTCTTTGACTGACACGGCCGGGAGTCTTTCCACCGCGCTTAAATTTGTTTTTGTGTGCGGAAAGGGGTGCAAGATCCGCCTGTACGCTGCAAAGATGGAGGAAGGCTCATTCCACACTCTTGGATATGTAGACTCTTCTGGTTCCGCAATTCTTCTCGAATATCCGGATTACGGCGAAGAACTTTTTAAGTGTCAGCGGTATTATTACGACTCTGGTGCATTCGATGTCGGTGAGTCCGGTAATATCAAAACGCAGGTATGGACGGTTGGATCTAGCAGTATGCACTATGCTGATGGTGTTAGATTCCCGGTTACAATGAGGACTACTCCCGCCGTAACATTTTATAGTGGAAGAAGCAGAACCCCCAATAAAGTGGCCTATGGTTCGTCCGGCCTTGACGCAAACGCGGTCCCGTCTGCTGGTTTTTCCGGAAGATGTGGATTTTCTCAAATCAATCTGACCGGAGAAGATGCACAATTAACTGGAGATCAGATCTCTTATTTCTACATCGCAAACGCAGAACTATAACCGGGGGTGTTGTAATGCTGGAAGTAAACTCAAAAGTATATGTCGTAGCTGATGACCTTGGTAGAATTATCCGGTGTGAAGGCCAGTACACGCTCCCGGACGACTTAAACGGATGGTCACTGATCGAGGAGGGCCCCCCTTGCGACCGCCTGAATCTTGCACAATCTCATTATTTCCCGGAAGGAATCTATACGTCTGATGGAATCCCACGGTATAAGCTGTTGAACGGAAAGCCGGAGGCCAGAACGGAGGATGAGATCGAGGCTGACCGTGCGGCCATCATCCAATCCAATCCATCCGTGCTGGATCAGCTCCGTGCGGATGTTGACTTTATCGCTGCCATGCAGGGGGTAGAACTGTGACTGTTTTTGAGCTTGCCAAGAAATACCATCCTCACCTCTGGAGCAAACAACGTATTGAGTCGCTTGTAATCGCGAACCGGCTTACTCGCCGTGAAGCGGACGAGGTGATGAAGGAGGTGAAAGAGGAATGAGTTATAAAATCGAGGAGTACACAAATGGCAAGTACAGATTCAGGCTCTACGACAACACCGGTCGTCTGACGTGGCAGCAGATCCAGGCGGAACAGGGGGCGGACTGCGTAGGCGTGGTCAACCTGGCACTCTTCGCGCTGACAAACATCCCCGGCAAGGCAAAAGCATACGACCATCAGAGCGCTATCATGATCGGCGGCAGCTGGGGACTCAAACCCAAATACCACGAGTATGGCATCCTCATTGACGAGGCTGGCCGGCTCACCGTGGGAACCGAGGACCAGGCGGTCTATGATTATGCCATCGGCTGCCCGCCGGTGGATATCAACGGCCGACGGTATACCGACAAGGACGGCGGAAAGAACGGCTGGACCTATACCGGAGTCAAGGCGGACGGGACGGTTGTAGTCCTCCTGTGCTCCAAAGATACCCCCGAGACAACGGACACTCTAGAGGACGCCCTGCGGGCGCGTGGGTGCATCCATATCCTGCGCTGGGACGGCTCCTGGAGTAGTCAGGGAACTCTTGGCCCTGGTCTGGATGTGACTCCCAGCCAGCGTCGTATCTGCCGGTCATGGCTGTTGATTTTTAAACGTGACGGCGCGGAGACACCGCCGGACAAAGAGGAGGAGAAACCTGTGAGCAAAAAGATTGTCTGCCTGGACCCTGGCCACGGACCAGATACCGTGAACGGCTCCCCGGACGGAACCTACAAAGAGCGGGAGTTCTGCTGGGACATGTACGAGCGCGTTTCCGCGTTGCTGGAGTCCAACGGCGTCCACACCATCTGCACCCGGACGAATGACACAAAGCCGAATCTCACAGAGCGTGCCGGAGTGTCCAACCGGGTCGGTGCTACATGTTTTGTATCTATTCACAGCAACGCGGCAGGGAACGGAGGCTGGTACGATGCCAGCGGTCTTGAAGTAATTACCAGCGCAGGTCCTATGACCGCTCAGCGAAACATCTTGGCTACGGATATGGTCAACGCTTTTCACGCGGCTGGAGTTACGCTTCGTTCCACACCGATTATTCACGATGACGAACTTACTGTTTTGGTAAAGACCGACGCCCCCGCTGTGCTTATCGAGTACGGATTCCACACCAACAAGGGGGACGTGGCCCTTTTGAAAGAGTCCGCGTACCGTGACCGTCTTGCGGAGGCAACCGCACGTGGTATTTGCAAATGGCTCGGCGTTTCGTGGAAAGATGAAAGCCAGGACGAAAGCCAGACGCCTTGGTATGCAGAAGTGCAGGAGTGGGCTGTGAAAAACGGCATTTCGGACGGAACTAGACCGAATGATACCTGTACCAGGGCCGAGGTCTGGAGTATGCTGATGCGGCTGACTGACGCCGGAAAGTGAGGAGCTTATGGCAAAAACCATTGAGGATTATCAGCGCGAATATCAGGAGGCGCGCAATCGCGGCGACGCCGCCGGGATGCAGGCGGCCAATGATGGGGCAAACGCGATCCGGCAGTCTCAGGGGCAGTCCGCGCAGTATGCCACATCCGATATCAACAAGTACAAAAATAACTCCGGAACGAACAATGTGAGCGTATCTTCCGGGAACACCTCTTCCGGAGGAGGAAAATCCTCCTCCAGCTCCGGAGGATATCAGAACTACACCGGCGGAAACCAGGAGATGGATGACAAACTGTCCTACTGGCAGAACAAATACCAGGAGGCCCGGCAGAATGGCGACTGGCAGGGCATGCAGAACGCCAACAACGAGGCGAACAAGATTCGCAACGAGTATGGATATGCGGCCCAGCATGCCACGGACGACATCAACAAGTACCGCCCCAGCGGAAGCAGCGGCGGGTCCTGGGGCAGCGGATACTATAACCAGGACTACATGAACAATATGAACAACTGGTATTCGCAGATCCAGGCGGAACTGGAGGCGGCTCAGAGAGCGGCGGTTGACCAGGCCGTCGGTCAGCTGGAGAGCCAGAAATACGACATCAACCAGAGTTATGACGATCTCTATCGTCAGCTTTACATGGACCGCCGCCGTGCAGAAAAAAACCTGCCCCAGCAGCTGGCGGCCATGGGCATCTCCGGCGGCATGACCGAAAGCGCGGCTCTTGGCATCCAGAACGACTATTCCAATGCCCTCCAGCAGGGAGAGCGGGAAAAGCTCAATACGCTGCGCGGCATTGACCAGGCAATCTCTGAGGCCCGCCTTAGCGGTGACATCGGTCTCGCCCAGCAGGCGGCTGAGCTTGCCATGAACCAGCTGAATACATACGCCAATACCATTGCGGCCATGCAGGCCCAGCAGAATTGGCAGCAGCAGTTCGACACATCGAACAGCCAGTGGCAGCAGCAGTTTGACACAGCTAATAAGCAGTGGCAAATGCAGTGGGACCGTCAGGGTGTTTTGGACCAGATCTCCAGAGACGATATCTCCTACGACCGAAAGCTCTTTGCGGCTCAGTATCTGTATGAAACTACCGGCGACGCCAGCGGTCTGAAAATGCTCGGCTATACGGATTCGCAGATTGCTGCGCTCCGAAACAGTTACGCGCAGGCAATGGCGCAGCGGTCTACCTACTCTTCCGGCGGAGGTGGTGGAGGGACCGGAAAAGATGTTCGGTTTGACGAAGGGAATAACAAATATAAAGTTGCCGCACCCGGCCCGACCGCAAACCGCCAGAATATCACGACATATGAGCAGCTTTCTCCGGCGGCTCAGAACGCAGCAAATAACCTCGCCAAAAGTTATGCCGACTTGGAAACAAAGGTCGAGTATATAAATGGCCTGATGGAAAACGGAGGCGATAACGGAATCACGGAAGCTGAAGCGGAATTTCTTTTGGGCCTGCTCAGAGCATAAGGAGGGCTTATGGTAAGCGATAGCTGGAAAAAGCGGTATAAAGAGGCAAAAGAATCTGCCAATAAGCAGGACAAGGCCTGGGAACAGTCCAGACAGGAGTATTGGGCCTCCCGCCCGAAGCCTCTTCCTACCGCGACCAGAGTCAACAAAGTGGACGTGCAGGACGAACGGGCAGCCCAGAGTAGGGCCAGAGTCAATACCGCCAACCAGCGTATGGCGAATCTGTCCGCGAAGCAGTCCGGCCTTATTCCGCTTGGCTCCGGGGAGCGCATGGAAGATGTAAACTCGGAGCTCTCCGCGCTGCGGCATGAGCAGGACCTTGTTTCGCAGTACAACAACGACTTGCCTTATCAACTCAAGCGCGGATGGTCGCTTGGAACTGAGAGCGCCGGTACTGCGCTTCTTGGTGCGGCTGAGGGTCTCACTGACATCATCGGGAGCGGATTCTATGCTGGTCTGTCCGGGCTCACCTCTCTGGGCGGACTGGCACCCAACCCTGTTTCAGAATGGGCGCTGGAGCAGGGGCAGGCGTTTCTGGACAACAGCGTTACACGAGATTGGGAGGAATCCATTGAGGAACGGTATAACCCGACGGACGCAGAAAAAAGAGTATTGGGAATTGGAAAGTCCGTCGCTCAGATGCTCCCGGCTATTGGTGTGTCGAAGGTCGTTGGAGCTGCACAGGCCGCGCCGAAGGCGGTCAGCGCCGCAAAAGGATTGCTGACCGGCGAACGGGTCGGACAGGCCCTGTTCGGCCTACAGGCCGCCGGAAACGCCGCCTCCCAGGCAAAGCAGGAAGGCGCTAGTCTTGGACAGTCGGTCGCCTACGGGGCGGCATCCGGCCTTGCGGAGTCTTTGATTGAGCGGGTATCTGGCGGTATCCCTGGCCTTGGGAATGGCGTTCTGGACGATGTGGCGGCCCGTGTGGCGTCCAATCCGATTGTCCGCAATTCGTTGGACATTCTCGGAGAAGGCGGAGAGGAGGCCGTGTCCGCTGTTCTTGACCCGTATCTCCGCCGGGCCATGTACGACCCTGACGCCAAAAATGCCACGCCCCAGGAGATCGCAGAGGCAGCCGTCACCGGCGCGATTGCAGCCGGTGTTCTGAAAGGCGGGATCGAACTGCCTACGGCGGTCGGCAATACCGTGTCCAGAGTCAGAACTGTGCGCGATTCCGTCGGCACGAATCAGGATATCGCGGCTCGCGTCAATGCCAGTATCGCAGAGGGGAATGGACCGTTCCGTCCCTATGAACAGAATCGGACTGAATCTAAGATGGATCGAGTTCCTGGTGAGTACCGTGCGGAAACGCCTCAAAATGTAGAATATCCGACAGTGCCTATCATCAACCTTTCTATGCAGAATGTTGCAGATATGAATGGAGGAACTCTTCCTGCGAGTGGAAATGCGCTGCGGAAGCAGGCTATCTCCAGAGCTAGAAAGAATCTTGGTTTGGATGAAACTGGCACTATTTATATACCGGCAAGCAATGTGACCAGAAATGGTGAGGAATATATTCTCAAAATAACAAGATCTACTTTGAACAAAATGCTTTCTCCATCCAATGGTGGCGTTGTGCAGCCGGAAAGTCTTGTTGTTTTAGACAATATTGATAGAATTGCCAACAATGGCGTGTACTTCAAAAGCGAAGGAGACCGAAAAGGAAGAGATCAGATCGCTGGATATGACCATCTGATGACCACAGTATATATTGATAACCAGCCATACACTGTGGATATGCGCGTCCGCGTTTATGATGAAAAAACAGGCGGAGGCAACACGCTATACTACTTTACTCCAGAAGAAATTATCACTACAAAAAAAGTAGATGCAGACCTCCCTACGGGCACGCTGCACGAACGTACCATGATTCAGGAGGCTGCACCTACTTCTATATCTACTATACCACAGAACCGGTCATATGGCAACCAAAAAGCAGGTCAGGATATTGAGTCTCTTAAACGAAAGACCGGTATTGAAGTGCCGATTGCACAGCGCACATGGGAGGACGCGTCTAACCGGAAGGTCAACGCATTCCAGTACGACCACCCGGAACTGCGCCCCTACTACCAGCAGGCGGCCCGTGAACTGCAAACCGAACTGCTTTCCGGCACGAAGGGCGAACGGTTCGCCATCACTGATTCGGACGGCTACGTCACCGGGTACACCGGCACAAAGCGGTCTGTTTCGGAGCCGGTGGCGCAGGCCCGCGACAATGCGAATCTGAGCTATGAGCAGATTCAGAAGGCCATTGACGACCTGATCGCAGACCACGGGCAGGAGAACTATGCCGCCGCCAAAAAGGTGGAAATGGTGCTGGACGACATGCTTACCAACGGATATACTGACGTATCCGGTCAGTATGTAGAGCCGAACGAGGCTTATGTTGCGGCCCGTGATGGCGTGTTTTCCGCGCAGCAGGACGGGGACAGCCAGTACCGCATGAGCGAAGAGGAATGGAACTCTATCTTTGCGCAGGATGTTGGACCGGAAAGCTCCGTCGGCGCTGCGTCCTATGGATTTGACCCTTACACCAACCTGCAAGGCCGGTATGGGACTATCCAGCCGGGCGAAAATCCGGCGCGTGTGGTGGATGTCCCCAGCCGGACAGAGGATCACAACAAGGTATCTCTGACCGCTCGTACCGTCATGGAGGCGGCGGCCACACCGGACGCAGCGGTCCCTGTCATTGCACAGATGGTGGTTGACGGACGCTTTTCCCACATTCCGGTATCCAATGCACAGCGGGCCGAAATGGCGGAAAACCGCATCCAAAAGACCGGATACCAGGACGCCCTTTCCAACTGGAGAGCGGATGTCCGTGCTGGCAAATCTTCCGCAGACATCACCGCTATGGGCGCTCAGCTGTATAATGCAGCAGTCAATGCAGGGCGCACCGGCGAGGCCATGGACATTCTCTATGACTATACCCAGGCCATCCGAGCGGGCGCACAGGCCACGCAGGCGGCCAGAATCCTGAAAACGCTGACTCCTTCCGGACGGCTCTACATGCTCCAGAAAGAGGTCAACAACCTCAACGACAAGCTCAGCGAAAAGCAGAAGAAAGCCGCCGGGAAGAAACAGAGCGTTTCCGCAGAGGATAATGTCCCGGTTGAACTCTGGATGCAGCGGGTAGGAGAGACCCTGGCCGACCGCCTGGCATCCCGTGTAAACGCCCCGAAGGAAACAACCCGCACCGTGGCGCAGACGGTCCTATCTGACCTCCAGCGATATTCCAATGAGACCGCCCCGAAGTCTCTTCCGACCGGCAAGAAGCGCACAGAGATGGACCGCATCATGGACCTGTTCCAGAACCGCACCGCATACGAAGAGGCGTGGCAGGCGGCAAAGGATACGCTCTCTGACCAGTTTGAGGACAACCCGGAGGCTCTTGCCGCTTTTGACGAGTGGCTGGACAGCTCTCTGGACTACACCAAACGACTGACCAAAGAGCTGACCAACCAGGACGCCATTGTTATTGACGAGTCTCTCGCGGACGCCTATTTGAGCGCACAGACCGAGGCGGACCGGAAGGCAGCCTATGACCAGATCGTGCAGAGTATCGCGGACCAGATCCCGCCCACCTTTGCGGATAAGTGGAACGCCTGGAGATATATGTCCATGCTGGCAAACCCCCGGACCCATATCCGCAACATTGTTGGCAACCTTGGCTTTCAGCCGGTTCGCCTGGCAAAGGACGAGATTGCCGCGCTGATTGAGGGTAGCCTGTCTTTGGCCGGTGTAAAGATGGACCGCACAAAATCGTTTGTTGCAGCTCCAGAGCTCTACCAGGCCGCATGGAAAGACTTTTCCAATGTTGCAGACTCGCTTTCCGGCAGCAAGTACGGCGATGTGAGCAGCGAAATCAATGACCGCCGCCGCATTTTTAAGGCAAAGCCCTTGGAGCGTGTGCGGACCGGAAACTCGAATCTGCTGGAACTGGAAGATGTGGTATTCAAGCGTGTTACATATGCCGACGCTCTTGCAAAGTTCTTGCAGGCCAACGGCGCGACGGCGGAGCAGCTCTCCTCCGGCCAGATCGACACGAATCTTTTGGAGCGGGCCCGGGCCTACGCCGGGCAGCAGGCCTTGAAAGCAACCTATCAGGACCGGAACGCTGTTTCCGACAAAGTCGTTCAGCTGTCCAGAATGGCCGGACCGTTCGGAGAGGCAATCATGCCGTTCAAGCGCACCCCGGCCAACATCCTGGTTCGCGGTCTGGAGTACAGCCCTGCCGGTCTGGCAAAGTCTCTTACGGTTGACCTTGCAAAGGTCAAGCAGGGGAAAATGACGGCGGCGGAGGCCATTGACAATGTGGCGGCCGGAATCACAGGGACCGGCCTTATGGCCCTTGGCGCATACCTGTTTATGAATGGTATGGTAACTGGCGGCGGCGGTGACGAGACGCAGGACGCGCTGGACGATCTGACCGGAAAGCAGAATTACGCCCTGAATCTCCCGGGCGGAGGCTCGATCACGCTGGACTGGCTGGCCCCGGAGGCGCTTCCGTTCTTCATGGGCGTCCGTATGGCTGAGACATTGGGCGAGGACGGAGTGACCGGAGACGACATCATTGCATCCTTTGGCGCGGTGGTAGACCCTATGCTGGAGATGTCCATGCTCCAGTCCCTCAACGATTTGATCGACAGCGTGTCCTATGTGGACAGCGCAGGGAAGATCCCGGCAATCGCCGGTTCTGCACTGGTAAGCTACTTCTCCCAGGGCGTCCCGACTCTGTTCGGGCAGATTGAGCGTTCCTTTGAGGACAAGCGCATGACCACCTATACGGACAAGGGCAGCAAGATCCCAACGGATGTACAGTATGCACTTGGCCGGGCAAGCGCCCGTATCCCCGGACAGGACTACCAGCAGATCCCCTATATCGATGCCTGGGGCAGGGAAGAGGAGAGCGGTGCGCGCCCTCTGCGTATTTTCAACAACTTCCTCAACCCGTCCTATACCTCCACGGAAAACGTCACACCGGTGGACGCGGAGGCCCAGCGGCTCTATGACGCGCTGGGCGAGAGTGCCCGCATTGTTGTACCGAAGCGGGCGGAGAAATCCATCACCGTGGATGGAGAGACGGTCTATCTCGACGCGGATCAGTATGTGGAGTACGCCAAAAAGAAGGGACAAACGGCCTATGATGTACTGAGCGCCATCATCCAGACGGACGCATACCAGAACATGAGCGACGCAGACAAGGTTTCCGTTTTCGAGGATGTTTACAAGTACGCAAACGACATTGGAAAGATGGCGGTCAGCAACTACAAACCGGAAGACCTCACCGCAAAAATGCTCCAGACCGGCGTTTCTGCCGACAAGTACATGGTGTACTACCAGACGGCGGACGCCAACCGTGACGGAAACATCACACAGGGAGAATCTGCTGCTGCTCTTCTCCCGGTGGCAGGACTTACGACACAGGAGAAGGGGAAGATCTGGCAGAGCCAGAACAAGGACTGGAGCACAGAGAAAAACCCGTTTACCGGAGCACTTGCAAATGCCGGAATTTCTCCCAACCTGGCAACCGAAATCATGAACCGGTACAGCGAGATCAACAGCGCCGCATACAGCGGAAGCTCCGTTGCCCGTCAAAAGCAGACAGCTCTCTCGAAGTATCTGGATGGCCTCAAATTGAGCGAAAAGCAGCGGGCTGTGGTAGATGATACCTACAAATTCTACACCATGTTCCCGGCTGAGCCTATCGCGTACTCCGTTAACACTATGAGTGACGCGGCACAGGAAAAGTGGCCCATTGTGAAGTCTTACGGTATGAGCGAGTCCGATTATCTGAAATATTACCCCATTGTGTCCTCGAGCGAGAAGGGTAAAACGAAGGAGATGAAAATTCGTGAGTTGCAAGAGGCTGGCCTGAGTTATAATCAGGCAGATACATTCTGGGATATCGTGAAAAGCAAATAGGAGGTACTTATGGAAAATTTGGGTATTGCAAGCGTGGCGGCGATCACTGTGATCTGCTATCTGGTCGGCCTCGGAGTAAAGCTGACCCCGTTTGACAACAACAACCTTATCCCCGTGGTATGCGGAACGGTTGGCGCACTTCTCGGTGCCCTTTGCCTGTATCTCGGCGTACCTGAGTTCCCGGCCACCGACATCGTGACCGCCATTGCGGTCGGCATTGTCTCTGGCCTGGCCGCAACCGGCGTCAATCAGGCCATTAAGCAGATGAAGGGTTGATTCCTATGGACAGAGCTCCCGTTACATTGGAGACACTGGCTGTGCGAATGGCTGCTGTTGAGCAGGCAATCCAAAAAAACAGCGAGGACCATGGGAAAATCTATGCCAGGTTGGAACACGGAGAGCAGGGGCAGGCTGTGATCCAGACGAATCTTGCCAACATCACAACCGTCTGCAACGAGATAAAGGCTGACGTGAAAGACATCAAGGACAAACCCGCAAAGCGCTATGATGGACTGGTCAATGCGGTCCTCCAGTGGGCCGTAATTGCCCTGCTGAGCGCAAAGTCCTTCCTGGGGTGATTGAATGGAAAATGAAAAAGACACCGTACTCTCTGTCCAGAACGAGGCACTTGGAGCGGCCGCTGAGCATATCAGAGGCCAGCGAAAAGCAAGAGCAGACCTTCGCGTGCTCGCATACTGCTTGACTGCCCTTCTGTGCGTCGCTCTGGTGTGCGGAACGGTATGGGGGTGCTACTCCATACACGAACAGCAAAAGACCATCCTGGAGCAGCAGTACGCACTTAATATGCAGTACGCAAGTCTCATGGAATATGTGGCTGGTGCAGAAATTGAAACAACCACAAACACGGCTTCTGCTGACGGCAGAGGGACTGCCGTGGCAGGAGATGGAAATACCACGGTAGTGGGAGGAGGTGACCTGAATGGCGACAGCTAAGAGCACTAAGACGGTCGTTCGTGGTGGCGGTACCAATTCCACCAAAAGCGGAACAAAGCCTTGCCCCCGCTGCGGCGGAACCGGAAGAGTGAAGGGCTGATTTATGGAAGAAGAGAAAGTGGTCCGGTTTCTTCGCTGCCCAGCTGCATCACTTGTTGATCTTGCCGTACAGATGGCAAACCTCACCTGGAAAGAGGAGCTTGCCATAGAACTGTGCGGTAGAAAGGCTATGACACAGGACCGGGCCGCTGAAAAGTCCGGTTATAGCGTGGACGCGATGCAAAAATGGTATCGATCCGGAATGAAAAAACTCTCTTCCGCCTGGGGCGGTCTCTGGTGGGTACAGAAACTTACAGAATAAAAGCAGGGCCACACGGCCCTGCTTTTTTACGGAAACAAAACGGGTATGGTCGGTGTGGTTTTCTCCCGAAATCAGGTATCGTTGAATTACGGGGGACGCTCCAAAGAAAATGGTCATGCGCGTCTACGCATGGCCTTTTCTGTCCCTCGAATTTTGAAAAGGAGTGTGCACACATGGCTGAATTCGCAAGCAAGGGCGTCGCTGGCGCTGGCCTCGGTCTCGGCATCGCTGGTACCGCGCTCGGTCTGATGAACGGCGGCTTTGGTCTCCTGAGCGGCTGCAATAGCGGCTGGAATGGGGGAGGCTGCTGCTCTGAGAACACCCCGGTAAACCGCTATGAGCTCAACCTTTCTCAGGAGCTGGCCTCCAAGGACACTCGGATCGGTCTTCTGGAATCTCAGGTCTATGTCGATCAGAAGCTCACCGACGTGGTGAAGGACTATACCGGTCAGATCAACGCTCTGGCTGCCGAGGTTCGCGCCAACAAGGACAACCAGACCGACATCAACCGGGAGCAGGCCGTCTACAACGGCGTCAACACTGCTACCATCAGCTGTCTGAAGGGCCAGATCGATTGCCTCATGGGCCTGACTAAGCTGGTCGTGCCCAACACCAGCGTCTGTCCCGGCTGGGGCAATGTCACCATTGCGCCCGCCATTACTCCGGCCACTGCCTGAAAGACGGTTCAGCCGGTATCATTGACGGCTGAGAAACCGAAAAGGCGAACCAAAAAGGGGAGGGGGTAACTCCTCCCCTTTTTGCTTGAAAGGAGTATTTTTGTGGTAAGCATGAATCAAATCCAGGCCGGCGTCATTCGGTATATTGATACGGAGATCCTGCCCCATCTGACCGGTGCAAAACGTATCGGTCTCGGGATTTACTCCGCTCTCGCGGCTCAGAATGTGGCCGGAATGGTCATGAAATACAAGGATCATCCTGCGGTCGAGGTATTGAGCGTCGTCGATGAAAATGGAAACGTGGACATTGACCGGCTCTATCAGGCTGCTGCCCCGATGTTTTCTAACGGTGAACGGCACACAATCACCATTCCTTTGGTCGGAGACATGACCGTAGACAAAACGGACCTGGAGAAACTGTACCGATACGTGAAGGAGGGCGCATAATGAAAAAGATCGCAATGATCGTTGAGGACATCCGGGAGGAGCTCAGAGGTGCTGAGCACTACGCCAAGCTGGCGACTCAGTACAAAATGGATGACGTGGATCTTGCCGACGCATACGCCTCCATGGCCTCGCAGGAGCTCTCTCATGTTGACTCTCTGCACTCCCAGGTCGTGCGTGTCATCAAAAAGCACAGGGCAGAGGGGAATATCCCTCCCGCTGGTATGATGGAAGTCTGGAATTTCGAGCATGAGCGCATGGTTGACAGTGTTGCGAAAGTCAAGATGCTTCTCGAAATGTACAAGAAATAAAAAAGAGGGGGAATCAATCCCCCTCTTTTTCTTTTTGCAGCTCTGCCCACGCTTTTTTTGCGATACGGTCTATGGTCCTCTTTGATACACCCAGCTTGTCCGCGATCTGCTCCTTTGTTTTACCACGGAGAAGGGAGTGGAGGACTATGTACTCTCGGCTGCGCCTTGCAAAAGCCGATCGGATTCTCTTTTCCAAATCCTCTTTGCTGTCCGCCTCTTCCGTTTCTGCTTCTGCATAATCCTCTTTCAACTCTTCCTGCGGCTTTGGCTGCCTGCGTAGGTAATCGATGATATTGTGTCGGATGCAGGTATTTGCCAACGGCTCAAACGGGCGGTTTCCGTCCCAACGCTGTGCAGCTTCCCAAAGACCGATCAGGCCGCTTTGGATCGCGTCGTCATCCTCTACGCAGTTTGGTGATACAGACCTTGCCACTCTGTCTACCAGCGGCCTGTATCGCTCTACCATGGAATCGCTTTCTGATTTCTTCAACCTATCACCCAGCCCGGAACATCGGGCACTTCTTGACGTGATACGTATCTATTTTGACGTACACGTTTTTCCTGTTTATCCATCTGCAAACAGATATTTTTCTCTTCCTTACGCTCCACCCAGGCACAGGCTGAAAGGACCGGCTCCAGGGGCACCCTCTTGATCCGTCGGAGGATGGAACCGCGTTGGCGCACTGCCAGCAGATGGTTTCAGTCATGCGTACAGGCTTGCCCACCTCTATCCCTCCATCACAGCAGCTTCCCGCCGTGCCGGTAGGGTCTCGTCCGGTTGTAGTCCATCTTCTCCTTGATGATAGACTCCATGTCTACGCCCTCTTTCCCTGCCCAGTCAAGAATCCGGATGATGCAGTCCGCCAGCTCAACAGCGATTCCCTCCGGCTTTTTGCAGCACTCGGTTGTGTCTGTGGCTACATATCCTCCGCCGCTATAATATACCATCGGAGTAGGTTGCCCGGGTCTGATTCTGTTCCCAGCTCTGTACTCCTCCAGAGCCTCAGACAGCTCGGAGTGCATCAGGGATACCAGATCCCCGAAAGACGGTTCAGGGCTCCACCAGCCGTGCTCCACGGCGATATGGTGGGCTTCCTTCGCAAGTTCATTCAGGTTCATATCTTCACTTTCTCCTTCCAACATCATAAGTACAGTTATGATGTTTGTTTACTTGTTTGCAAATTAGTTGACTAATTAGTTGATTAATTAGTTGATTTCTTCTCCGTCCATCTTTGCGCCGCCAATCTGCAACGCATCTATCGCAAAGATTAAGTCCCATCTTTCTCGATTCCACTCTCTCTCTTCTTCAGCTCTGCCGGAGGCTCCGGCAGAGGCCTCCAGTGTGTTACAAAAAGGCCTGTGCTTTCATGCTGCCAGTGCGGATCTGGATCATGAGAAAAGTATGTCAGCGTCCCGATAAACCGAGCGCCAAGGTCATCCTCTTCACGGTAAAACCCGTAATATGCCAAAACTGGCTTTTCGTCCTCTGGTAACCGATCTTCTGCATTTATCCACGCCTCCCGGTCGATGTGGGCTGGATGGTGTGAGTAGAACTTTACTCCTTCCATTTTTTCTGCATACATCGAGATAAGGCTAGGTGTCAGAATATGTCCGCGAACACAAAGGCACCAGTATCCGCCCCATCCTTCAATCGTTTTATTTTCGACTTCGGCCCACACAGGAGTTGGCTTCTCCATCCCCATCAACTGCTCCAGCGTCAGCGGCACCATTTTCGTGGTGTCAACAAAATGGTCACATGCCCCGCACGTCAGGCCGGTAGTGCTGCTCAGAATCTTCACTCGCCCGTCCCGGTCCGCATCCACTAGCTCCCGCAGGCGTGCCAGGTCGTAGTTTTCGCCCAGGATGTCCGTCAAGTCGCAAAGCTGGTTAAAAATCATCTGCAATCCGTCAAACGTGCCTTTGTCCAAGTCAAAAACAAAGTCCATGTCAACCTTGGTTGGCACAGCAGGCTCATTTCCAATTCTAGTTACAAGCCGTTCCACGCTCATTCCTCCTTCTGTCCAGCCGCTTTTGGCAAGAACCCCTTGCAAACACGGTTGTCCCCGTCGCACCATCCACGCCCGTCAACGCACTCAGGACGGTAGTTTGCACAATATGGCGCAGCGTTTGGAACACCTCCGGTCACAAAGTCGGTGAAATCGTCACATAGGTCGCTTGCGATTTCCTCCCCCTTCTCCGCCCTGGCCTCCGCCTCCTCTGCGCGGGCCAGCAGGTCGGTGATAAAATCACTTATCCGCTTATAGCCTGGCTCAAATTCTTCTTTCAACCAGGTCTGAACATATTTAAGGTTGGAAGATCCCCACCCGATGTACCATCCTTTTTTATCTGTGTCAAAATACAAGATAGAGTACACCGGTTTTTCTTCTGCGCCTCCAACGACAATTTGCGCGTGGCTTGCATTGATTTTCACTGTTTTCTGAGAATCCGAAAGCATCGGTTCCTTGTGGTCCATGTCAGTCCTCCTCGTCATAGTCCGAATGCTGGGCCATGTGGCAGTCCAGGCAAAGCCAGCCTGTTTCTGATCCTTGGTCCCTCACCATCTCGCTCTGTTCATGACGCTCCCCGCAGATCCCGCATTTGCGGTAGTATTTACGCTTTGTCATGGTCATCCTCCTTTTTCAGCACATGAAGGTCAAGAAGAATCTCTATCAGCTTTTCGTCCTGCAACTCGATGGCTCGGTTTGCAATCTCTTTCAGGTACGAAAGCAGCAGATCCAACCCGACAGAAATTCCATACCCGTTTTCACGGATAATTTTTGACCGGCTATTTGATAGAACTTCATCAAGTTGCCGCACCCAGTTGTTAATATCCATTTTCATGCGCCTATTCACGCCATCACCACCCTCACTTTCTTCTCCATTTCATCCCACGCTTTTTCCGTCAGAGGTTTCCCGCACCTCGGGCAAAAATCAGCCTGGATATATCTCGATCTCTCATGGCAATCTGAGCATATGCTTTTTCTTTCTTCTGAACTCTTCACGTACACCTCGCACGATTCGCATGTGTTCGGTTTGGTGAAGCATTCCCACCACGCATTTCGATCAATGTGGGCTTCATCCGGTATGATGTAAGGGAATACCACTGCACTTTCGCGGTAAAAGCTATCCTCGTCTCTTAACGCTACGGTTCTACCCCCCATTTTGTTCGTCAGGAGTACGATGCCTCGATTGTAGTCCACGAACACAAGCGCGATATAGGAATAGATCCCCCAATCTTTTGTTTTTGGATGGACAACCCGCACCGGCTGCCCATCCATCTCTCTCAGCTGCTCCAGTGTCAGTGGCTGCATTTTGCCAGCGTCGGCAAAATGTACAGACCTCACCGCCTGCAAGCAGGTCTCCATTACTTCAAGCTGTTCCGCCCAGTTCTCCGGGCCGCACCCGTTGATCTGAGGTGCCATCCGCAGGAACCGGATTTCCTCAGTAAGGTATTTGATGGCCTTCTCGCGCTTCTCACTCGTCATGGTTGGACTCCTTCATCAGTTTGTTGTGAGCAACAATCAAGCTGTGATAATCGTTTCTGAGTTTCAGAACAGTTCTCCAGAGATTTTCATTTTGACGCTTCAGCTGCCCATAGGTGAGCTGGCCTTTACCTTTTTTCACTTCTCTTCCTCCTCAAACTTCCTCGGCTTCGCTCCGATCCGGAGCAACGCCAGCTGCGCCGGAGTCAGGACGGGGGAGCGGGTGTTCCAGGCCTCCTTGGATTCCTTGGGGTCAAACTCTTCATACCCAACTCCGCAAGAGATGCAGAAAACCCAGTTGTCTTTCTCTTCTGCCTCTCCACCGCAGAACGGACACGAAAGTTTTATCGTCCATCAAAAACCAACCTCCACCATAAGTTTGTTTGGCCTTTCCAAGGGGATATACGCTGGTCCGTCCAGAACATCCGGCTCCCACACGCACCACATAACTTCCATGGTAGGAGCTCCTCCTCGTTCTCCAAAACAGAAATCCGGTCTCCATGTCAGAGGCAAAACAAAGGAAGGCGTGTACTCTCTGAACAGTTTCAACCTTCTTTTTGCGTGCCAATACTGCGATTTAAGCAACAATGCGAACGGCCTTTTGAGTTCCCCGCACCGACGTATAAACTGCTCGGACAGAGAGAACGGCGGGTTTGTGATAATCCAAGTGAAGTATCTCGGCGGTTCCTCTTTCAAAAAGTCCGTTCCGGTCTTAATGTCAGTCCCGAACACGTCATACCCCATTTTCTTGATCTGGTTTACCATGTGCCCCTCTCCGCAGGCCGGCTCCCAAATAACCGTACTCCAATGCGAAAGTTTCAAAAAATCCAGAAGCGCAAATGTGACATCCGGAGGAGTAGGGTAAAAATCAGACTCCTTTCTTCCGTGTTCAGAGTTTCCGCACGCCAACATGCTACCGGTTAAATTATCCATACCTCTCCTCCCACGTCTGAAACTTGTCCCCACAGATGGCCTCCAGCCTCTGATCCACCTTCGCCTTGGTGTACTCCATATCCGGAGTGTCGCCCACCGTCAGTTTGGCTATCTCCACCAGAGCCTTGTCGAACGCGTTGGAAAACGCCTCTGCCCGCCCTGGACCCATCTGGAGTGCCTCATTAGCCGCAATCATTGCCGCGTCCTTCGCCATCTGCACCGCGGTGTTGGTCCGCTTGCTGGCCGCCTGGTGGGCCTTGGCGGCTAACTTTGCTGCATACGCGTTTTTCACAGAATTTTACCTCCCCACTGCTCAGCCATGGCGTGTGCGATTCCCGGAAAAGTCTTGCTTCTTGTTTTCGGGTCTCGCTCTTTCCTTCCCTGAAATCTAAGGTAATTACCGTGTGCGTCCTTACAGCCTCCGTTCACATACGGCTCATGCTCCGCCATAATATCAGTAGGCATAAGAGGTGGAAGGCCCTTCAACCAAAGACACGTCCTCTTGCTGTATGGGTGTCCGAACTGCCACGGCTGTATAGCCTGCTGATACGGAGGTAGCCCAATCAGCTTCATTGGCGTCGGATTCTCGATTGCTATTCTAGGGCATTCGTGATTATAGAACTCCATGAAAAACTTTTTAGCTTCCATAGCCTTTTCGAATCGTTCTTTCACGATCTCCCCCCCCACTCTCATTCGCACTGCTCCCGCGTTCGTCATGTAAGTGCAAGGTGGGTGGGCTATAATCAGATCCCACTTCATTTTCAGAAGTTCCAGCGCGTCCACTTGCAAATGCCACTCTGGATGCCCGCCAGAGCACTCCTGGATATCGCAGGAGTATGCTTCATGCCCAAGGGCGCGGAACTCTTTGCAAACCGCTTGTGACTCCTCACACGCAATAAGTACTTTCATCTCGATTTCTCCTACGCATACTTCGTCCCGAACTTCTCCTGGAACTCCCTGCACGGGTCTTTCTTGCAAGGGCGGTTCGGGTGCGGGCAGTGATAGGTACAAAATGCCGCCCAATCCTTTCGTATAATCCTGCCGTCGTCCTTCTGCTCCTGCTCTTTTTTCATTTCTCCATCTCCTCCACTATAGCCTCTATCAGCACCCGCCCCACGACGATCCGCTTCCCCGGAGGGTTGTCCTCCAAAATCTTCCGCAGCGTCATAATTAAGGCTTCACGCCGCGGCTGCTCACCGAGTACAGGCCTGCCGTGTCTCATAGTTTCTTGCCTCTCGCACCAAACTTTGCAGGAAGCCCATTCCGCGCTCTCCATTTCTGAATCACTCTGCGCTTGGTCCCGACCCGCTTTGCGATCTCCTCGTCGGTCATGTCCTGACCGTATAACCACCTTGCCATGTTCATATCCCAGCCAACCGGGCGGCCCATTTCCTCATACCGCTTCTGCGGCTGTACTTCGCCCTCCGGTCGAGGCACAGTAGACTTGACTGTACATTTCTCGCGCGGGCCGCAGATAGAACTCCTGCATTTGCCGTTGTGCGTTAAATAGTCGCACTCATATCCTCCATAACCATAAGCCGATTCAACCGCATCAACGCAGCCTTTGCACGGATGTTCCATATCATTCACTCCATTCAGCAATCATAAACGAATGTATACCCATTTCGGAATCTGTTCTTAACCATTCCATAAAGATGCTTTTTTACGCTTGAAACGCTAAAAAAGTTCTTTTCTGCGGCTTCCGTGATAGAGCCGTAAAACCCTAGGACGACTCCGTATTTATCTACTTTTTTGACCGGCTTTCGGGCCATCTTCATGCTCCTTGGTATTTCAGATCGTTTGACGATCATCAGGTTATTTGCACCACAGTCGCCCGAAAATCCGTTCCGGTGGATGACCACCTCTCCCGGACCTCTTGGCCGTATGAAGCGGCCCTCCATGAGGCGTACAACCGCGATCCGTTTGAATCCATCCGGCCACACAGCCAGCTTGACAGAGAGCACGGTGGACGCTCTTCCTCCGCCGCCTTTGTAGAGCAGAGGGACCAGCGTTTTCCAGCCGGATTTTAGCTTTCGCTGCACCTCGCCTTCTTCGGAGATCCGGTATTCAAACCGGTAGCCCTCAATGGGCTTCCACTTTGTCATTCTGGCTTCGCTCCTCTTTGGCCTCTGTGATCTCCACGCAAATCGATCCGCCGGTCCAGAACTCATGGGAGACCTTTCGAAACCACCTGGGCGAATCGTCCGGCAGTAGGTAGCCCTTCATGGCGTCTACGACGGCCTTCCCAATCGCCGCGTGGTTGTCGATATCCAGGCCATCGTCCCACCGGAAAACCACAGATACAGGCCCGCTCACCAGACCGCGACGCACCCTTGCTTTTCTCATGGACAAAATAGTCAACTTGTGCAGCTCGTCCGCATCTTCTTTGCGCTTCGCCCAGTGCTTGCCAGAGTAGTACGCATTGAGTCCAAATCTCCGGCAAAATGCGGTTTTTCCCTTTTTTGTGGGCGGATATGGGATGGTAAATCGGATCATGTGTTTCCCTCCAGTGCAAGCCGCTCCGCCAATCCTCCGATCATGGTCTTTATGTCGGACGGGAGGGCCTGGAATTCTTCTTCCTGCTTTGCCCTTGTCTGGTAGGACCTCTGGAAGTTCGAGGCTATCACAGACTGAACCGTTCCAGCGTCCATCATGCTCCAGGCTTTCAGCTGGTCAGGACTTCCGACCAATCGTCGGAGCGTTGGAGGCAGTTTCTCAAATTCCTCCCGGCTGTTGTAGCCGGAGCGCTGAATGGCCCTCCAGACAAGCCCCCACGCCTCCACAGGGGCCATAGACGGAGGCTGAGTGATCTTTCTTAGCTGAGCTTTTACCGCCCCTATGCTGGGCGGATAGCCCTTCTCGTCCGTGGCGATCAGCGCCTTTACCGCTGCGGCAACATGGGCCGGTGAATCATCCGCGAACATTTCCGCCCACAAATTCGCCGCTGCAAGCGCCTGTTCTTCCCCAACGCCTCGGTAGTATGTTGGGTAAGCAATCTGCAAAACTCCCATGATGGCAAGCGTTTCCTCCAGGTTCATTGCTTTCTCACCTTCTCCAGCAGGTCTAAAAATTGATTTGTTGAGCTCCGTCCTTGCCCAGGCCAATTCCCAGCCGCACCCTCCACCTCGTCCTCCCACCGGCCCTGATTGAGCCAGGTGGCCAGATGTGGGATAAATCTCCCGTTCTGTTCCCTCCACTGGGCGCTGCACTTCTGGCGCTCCACGGCGTCCACAAGTGTTTCCAGCGGCACTTTCACGCGCTGGAAAGCTCTCCAAGCAGCTTGTTTCCCGATCTTCCTCGGGTAAACTTTCCAAAGGGCCTCAAAGGCGGGGCTGTACGCGCACGCGCGCGCATCTCTCGCGCTTGGGGCGGGTGTGGGTGAAGGGGTGGTTGAGGGGGGATTATAGGGGGGAGAGAA